TGTTTGACATCGGCGGTACTTCTGCTCCTACAATGAAAGTAACTTTACCGACCTGTCATTTAGAAGTACCTACGCATAGTATTGAAGACGTAATCTCATTAGAGGTTAACTTCCATGCTTTGCCTACTACTATCAATAGCGCAGATGAAGCTACAATTGTTTATAAGGGCCTAGCAGTCTAATATAAAAATGTAACTCGCTAAAAAGGGACTTCGGTCCCTTTTTTCGTCCCCTGTAAAAAATAGTTCTTGACTTTTAGGTCCTACTGCATTATACTATGTAGTACAAAATAGAAGCACGGAAAATAACTTTCCTGCTCTTTAACCATAATTTATATAGAAAGGATAAAACATGAGCGACACCCCTATTTCATTAGCCACTCTAATGACACCAAGTAAGACAGTATCAGTTGACTTCCCCGGTTACACAGGAATGGAAGTAAGCCTATGTTATTTGGGCAGAGAAGAGTTAGTAAAGCTTCGTAAGAAATGTGTTAGCACTAAGTTTAGTAAAAAGACTCGTCAGCCTGAAGAAATTCTTGACGAAGATAAGTTTTTATTAGAATACTGTAAAGCAGTCATTAAAGGCTGGACAGGCCTAAAGTATCGTTACCTAGAAGAGCTTCTTTTGGTAGATATCTCGGAACTTGACCCAGACGATGAACTTGCATACACCCACGACAACGCAGAACTTTTGATGAGAAACTCCAGCGACTTTGATGGCTGGGTTACTGAGACAGTGGGCGATCTAGAAAATTTTACTGGGAACAAGTAGGGGAGATAAACGCCCTACTTGAGAGATATGTAAAGCAGTCTAAGTCACTTGATCTAGATAAGTATTTACGTATCTGCGAAGAATTAGGGCAAGAGCCCGACCCCCAAAAGATGCCGCTCGACCCCTCGGATTTTCCCGTGGAGGTCCAAGTGGCATTTTTTCTATTTGGACTACTCGAAGACAAATGGGAAGGCATGTCTGGTAGCTACCTGGGGAAACAGTGGGGAAATATAGAATACTTGTTTAGTTTGTATGAAGTTGAAGAGCCACGCACAATGATGTATATACTGAAATTGTACGAAGGACTCATAGTACAAACTAGAGCAGAAGAGTCAGAAAGAAAACGAAAGGCAGAGGAACGAAAGAGCTCTGCGGGCGGTGGAAAAAATTTCACCCATAACGTGAAAGGCTAATGTCGAAAAATAAAGTTCAAATAGACGTAAAAGTAGATGACAAGGGTACAACCAAGAAGGTTGGCCTAGGCGCAAAAAATGCCGCTAAAGGTTTAGACCAAGCTGCTAATAGCTCCGACAACTACTCAAAAAAGCACAAAGGTGTCGCAAACGCTACGTCTAATAGTACGAAAGCCTTCTCGAAGATGCAGCAGGGCACAGGAGGTTTAGTAGCCGCCTATGCAACCTTAGCCGCATCTCTTTTTGCCATAAGTGCAGCATATAACTTTCTAAAGCGAGCAGGAGATCTCAAGATCCTACAGCAAGGCCAGGTCGCTTATTCCTCGGCTACTGGTATTGCGATGAAGAGTCTTACAAGTGATATTATTGCAGCAACAGACGCTCAGGTAACTTTTCAGGAGGCTTCTCAAGCAGCAGCTATAGGTATTGCATCTGGACTAGATCCTGATCAGCTTATTCGTCTTGGTAAGGCCGCAAAAGATGCGAGTGCTATGCTTGGTCGCGATGTTACTGACTCCTTTAATCGACTCGTTCGTGGTGTAACAAAAGCAGAACCAGAACTGCTCGATGAACTGGGTATTATTCTCCGTCTAGAAACCGCAAGTAAAAATTACGCTCTTGCTATTGACAAAGATGTTAAAGCTTTAACTACTTTTGAGAAGTCCCAGGCAGTTACTAACGAGGTTCTACGTCAAGCAGAAGAAAAGTACGGCAGAATAATGGATATAACCTCCGTAGGTACCAATAGATATGCAAAACTAGGCAAAGCTTTCGATGATGTTACCAATAAGTTAAAGCTGCTGGCAGAAAAAGCTGCAGGGCCTTTAGCGGATCTTTTAATTGAAACACCTAAACTAGCTCTTTTAGCTTTTGGCCTTTTAATGAAGCCCGTATTAACAGCTGTCCTCCCAGGCTTGGCAAATGTTGCGGCTGCAACAGCAGCTATAGCTACAACTGCTGACGCAAGTTTTAAGTCTGCTACTAAGCGCGCAGAAGACTATCAAAAAGCCTTAAACGCTCGCAAACCAGACGTAGACCCAAAAGCGGCACAAGCAGGAGTTGCAGGCGCACTCAAAGGGCTGCCCCCAGGAGCCTCCCGATCTATCCTCGCTCAAGCGCAGGCAGGAAAGCAATTAAGCAATCGACAGATAAAAGTACTGAGAGATGAAGTGACAAAGAAAAAGCTTTTGCGTGGAAAAGAGTTAAAAGACTTCCTTACGCATTTAGCTAACATGCAGAGAGCAAATACCGTAGCTAATAAACGCATGGTTGCAGACTTTAATAACGCACAAGAACAAAAAAAGCTAGGACTGAAAAAGTTCGAGCTTTTTGCAAAATCAAGTATGGCAAGAGTCGCGTCCTTTGGGGCTGGCGCAGCAAGATTCATGAGCGTGGCATTTAGTGCCATTGGGTGGTTTGGAATGCTCGCCAGTATAGCTATGGTTGTAAAAGGTCTTTTTGGCCAAAAAGAGGCTACAGAGGAAGTAACTAAAGCGACGGATCGCCTTGGGGAGAAGATGCAAGAAGTGTCCGCAGATCTAAAGCACTTTTTAGTTATACAGAAAGAGATAAATAGGGAAGGCACTGCCACAGAAGCCGTTATCATGAATATTGGTAAAGCTTTCTCTAACTATAGCGCCACAGATCTTGAAAAGCTAACCAAAGGGCTTAACTTTTCTGCTTCTGCAGTAGAAGAGCTGCAACTTCTAAATGCGGCTGCGACTGGGAGTAAGAAAAAATTAGCGCTTCTAATAACTGAGCTAGACGATCTGGGTACAGGGGGAGGAACTCGTTCTGCTAGGCAGGCGCTACAGACAGAGATCCGAGAGCTGAGAGATACTATGGATACACCCGCGTCTCGGCAGTATCGAGACAGCTTAGAGGCTCAGATCGCCCCAACAAAAGAGTTTAGAAAGCAACTTACAGACGTATTAGCGGTTCTGAATATGGAAACAGATGCTAAGCTAAAAAACAGTGCCCAAGGTAAAGAACTACATAGAGTACTTACCTTCTCTCTAGCAGGCAGGAAGCTAGAAAAAGGCGCCTTATTAGCAGCAATACTTAACTATCAAAACTTGGGTAAGCAGATAGCTCAAGTTACCAAACTTCGTATCGAAAATGCTAGAACAGGGCAAGCCTTGCGAGACAAGCTCTTTCCAAAGACAGAGGCAGAGAAGTATTTGCAAACGCTTAACTCACAGCTAGAGCTAGAGAATTCTATACAAGCCGCAAATGCTGTAGAGGCGGAGGCGCAACAGAAGAGAATCAAAGGACTAACTGCTGAGATCGCTTTAATTACAGAGTTAAATGAGCAAAAACTACGCCACGCCTCAGAGGCTCAAACGTTAAATATAGAGCAAACCTTAGATGCTCCTGATATAGAGTTTCCTGGACTTAAAAAGCGTAGAGAAGAACTAAATAAAGTAGCGAATGCTGAGTTAAAACTTAATCAGATGCGTGAACAGGCCCAATTAAAAAAGGATATGCTACAAACAGTAGTAAACCCTACAGAAGCACAGCTAGCAGAGATGGAAAAGATAAATGGTCAACTAATTTTGCAAGAAGACCTTGTTAGAAGAGCCAACCTTGCGCTAACAGATGGCCACAAAATTACACAGACTATGGCCGGTGCTATTGAGTCTAATATGACAACTGCGTTTGCTGGTTTGATAGACGGTACTATGACGGTAAAAGAGGCTTTTGCGAGCATGGCTCAAGGAATTTTGAAAGCGTTGGCTCAAGTAATTGCGGAGCTGATAACCGTTAAACTTCTCAAAATGGCGATCGGTATGTTTACAGGCCCTTCTGTTGGTAGTGGTATCGGTGGAGACACTGTAGATACAGGCGGCATGGGCAATGCTGGTTTAGCAAGACTGTCGCCAGGCGAGTTCAGAAACGGAGGCATGGCTATGCCTCCTAAAGGTTACTCAGCCGGCGGTGTAGCAAGAGGTTCCACTTCGGGATACCCTGCAGTGTTGCACGGAACAGAAGCAGTAGTACCTCTGCCGAATGGCAACTCAATTCCTGTCGAAATGAAAGGTGCGGGAAGCGGTACTACAAACAATAATATTACAGTAAACGTAGCTTCCGACGGACAAACAACTACCCAAGGCGGAAAAGGTATGGATATGGATAAGATGGGAGCAGCAGTAGCAGCAGCAGTCCAGAAAGAATTACAAAACCAAAAGAGATCGGGCGGTATACTTAACCCGTACGGAGCAGCATAATGGCAACAGGATTTATATACGACGGAGCAGCAGCATACGCTACTCCCGATAAAGGCTTATCAAGAGGTAGCAACCCTTCCGTTTTAGTTGCTCGCTTTGGTGACGGGTACGAGCAAAGAGTAGCTGACGGTATAAATAGCTTAAAAGAAAATTATAGTATTTCCTTTAACAATAGAACAAAAGCATTTATTGATGATGTTGTAAGTTTTTTAGATGCCCAGAACGGAGCTACTAGCTTTACTTTTACACTACCAGATTCTAATAACACTACCAGAGCTGGAGAGAAAGACATAAAAGTCGTATGTGATTCGTACAATACTGCATACGCATACGATGATTTTTATAATTTAACAGCAACTCTTAGGAGAGTTTACGAACCATGAGTGATATAATTGCAACAGACTTACAACAACTAGAGCCTTCGAGTGCGTTCATAGATTTATTCGAGCTAACGCTTGAAGACGGTCAAGTGCTTTACTTCCATGACGGAGTAGAAGCCGATAATTCCACGCTTCAGTTTAGAGACAATGCTTCGCCTTTTGCTCTACGAACGTACACAGCCATGCCAGTAATTATGGAAGGGTTAGAGATGGCCTCCGATGGAGCACCTGCTAGACCTTCTTTTACTGTTGCTAATATTTTAAGTATGTTTAGTGGTTTATCTGGAGATTTTACAAATGATGATTTAATAGGGTCTGCTTTGCTAAGACGAAGAACCCTTAAAAAGCATCTACATGGAGAATCCGCAGCGGGGTCTGCTGGTACCGCTCCTACAGAATTTCCTATTATTAAGTACATTATAGATAGAATTGCTTCAGAAAGTAATACTATGGTTGTATTTGAGGTAGCCGTTCCTTATGATTTAGAAGGTATAAAACTACCGAGACGTGTAGTAGTAGGTAAGTACTGCTCTTGGCAGTATCAAGGCGCTGCGGCAAATAAAGGAGGTTGTAGTTTTCCTGCAGATAGTATTTTATTTATTAAAAGTAACTTAAATGACGACTCTACCCGCCCACATAGAGCCTTTTTTGATATAGATGATACTCTCTTATTTCGCGCAGATTGGTTTACCGATTCAAATGCACCAGATTGGGCAACAGGCCAGCTTTATAAAGCCACCTCATATGTAGAGGATGGGGGCAAGTATTGGAGGTGTATAGCTGAGCATACTTCAGCAACTGGAAATAAGCCTCCAAGTGTTGTATGGGCTCCCATATTTACGTATGTGCCGCATGATGCTACTAATGAGGCCTATGCAGTAGGAGATCGAGTCTTCCTTAATGATCACATATGGAGATGTATAGTAGGACATAATTCGTCTACCTCCACAGTAGGTACGATTCTTCCGAGCGATACTTCTAAATATTGGGTGAGAGACGATAACTGTGGTAAAACATTACAATCTTGTAAATGTCGCTTTCAGTACGTACCAAGAGACTTTTCTGGCGTAACTCCAGAAGACCACCTGCCGCCAGATGGCAGAAAAAATAATTAGGGCGTACTGCCTTTTGGAGGGTTTCCAGGAACCCAGAAGTTTTAATATGATTCAATTTTTAGAGCAGATACAAAAGCATTTTGAGGAATGGTACCCAAAAGAAGGTTGCGGAGTACTGGGAGTAGTTAAAGGAGATCTACAGTGGTTCCCTTGCGACAATATTGCAGAAGGCGAGGAAGACTTTATAATAGACTCTCAGCAATACTTAAAAATCTCAAGAAATTGTGATATTGTAGGAGTAGTTCATAGTCACCCAGATGCAAGCTGTGATCCGAGCATTTCAGATATAAATTATTGTAATGCAACAGGAGTGCCTTACTATATCTTTAGTTATCCAGAAATGGAGTTGCATACCCTAGAGCCTGAGAGTGTTTCAAAACCTCTTTATGGTAGGGACTATGAGTTCGGTGTTTCGGATTGTTTAGAGGCAGGCATAGATTACTATAAAGCCCAGGGAATTGACTTACCAAAAAGAATACCTTTCGAAGACGACTGGTGGGAAAAAGGTTTAGATTACTTTACAGAAGACTATATTAGTACTTGGGGTTTTAAGAAAGTTGAAGGTAATATGCAAAAAGGTGACCTAATCATTTTTGCAATCAGATCCGCAGTAGGTAACCATTGTGGAGTATATTTAGGTGATGAT